ACGATAGGGGACTTAAAGCAAGGATTGACTTACCAGGTAGGTCAACGAATGTTAGGTGGTTCCTTAAAGATAACAGCAATCATACAAGACGAAGCGGCATGGTATAAGCACCAGCAGGTAGTCTACGATGTATACATAAAGAAAGAAGCGGAGGAGTTCTCTAGACCTTGGAAAAGGTTCTTCTCCCAGCCAACAGCTATAGAGTACAATACAGATGTCCTAGATGACTACGAAGTGAAGTAAAAGAAAAAAAGATGAAGCCAATTAAAGATCTCTACTGGATACAGGTAGAAAAAGAAACAGAGGACACCATACTATTAAATGGTAAGGAGATGTACAGAGATACATCATACGATCCTATGAAACTAGCTAGACAATACGGTACGGTGTATAAAACACCAACCCTTGACACTAGTGATGCAGGTATACAGGAAGGGGATAAGGTTTGGTTTCACCACTTTATCGCAACACCTACCAACCATGTATCACACGCAGATAAGGATAATATATATCAGGCTTATCTTGAACAGATATACCTTATAGAAAGGAAAGGGGAGTATATCCCTGTAGGGGGGTGGAACTTCATGGAGCAAGAGATGAAGGAAGCTGAGATGTCAGAGTCTGGAATATTCTTAGATTACTCTCCTTCGGAGGTAGAGTTTCATGGTAAAGCCATACTTATTAACGACTGGATTAAAGACCAGGGGGTTGAAGTAGGAGATAGGGTTATGTGGAGTGAGAACTCTGAGTACGAGATGGATATAGATGGTAGAAAACTTCTACGCATGCGTAACGTTGATATACTAGCTTCTTATGACAGATAACAACAAAGACTACGCCCTAGATACTCTAGAGAGATTGATAGAGGCAAGTAAGGGAGCTATTGACCTTCTTATAGAAGAGATAAGTAAGCCATTACTAGAGGAAGATGATGCTAAGAGAAGGCAAGCTATTAAAGCAAAGAGAGAGTGCTTTGAAGATTGCCAAGAGATACTTTTAGGTATTAAAAACCTAGAGGATAGAATTAAGGATGGTTCTTCTCTTATAGAGGATAAAAAAGATTTTAAAGGTTCTTTTGCTGAGAAGTATGCAAGAAAGTAATAAAATATACTTAAGCGATACCAGTCATGGTGAAGTTATAGGGTTTGACAATTTAGAGATTGTCTTACCTAAACGACCTAGGTATAATAAAGACATACTATATCACGACCTACCTAAATCTAAACAGAAGTGGGTTAGGTTGGATACACCTAAATCTTTAAAGAGAGATAACGCATCTGACTTCGTAGATTACATAGACGAAGAGTTTAGGCGTAGAAAGGATGGTCTGTGGTTTTATAACAACGGAGTTCCTACATATATAACTGGATCGCATTACATGTTTATCCAGTGGAGTAAGATTGATATTGGTTACCCAGACTACAGAACAGCTAACAGGACCTTCTTTATATTTTGGGAGGCTTGTAAGTTAGATAAGAACTCTTACGGGATGTGCTTCCTTAAGAATCGTAGATCTGGATTCTCTTATATGGCTAGTAGTGAGGCAGTTAACCTAGCTAGTATGACCTACGAGAGTAGCTTTGGATTACTGTCTAAGACAGGGGCTGATGCTAAGACTATGTTTACTGATAAGGTAGTACGTATATATCGTAACTACCCTTTCTTTTTTCAACCTATACAGGATGGTTCAAGTAACCCTCGTGTAGAGCTTGCGTTTAGAGAGCCAGCAAAGAAGATTACAAAGAATCAAAAACACATAGAGGAGTCTGAAGCCTTAAACTCAATTATAGATTGGAGGAACACAGCTGATAACAGTTATGATGGTATGAAGTTAAAACTTCTTATACATGATGAAGCTGGTAAGTGGACAGGACAGAACTCTATAAAGAAGAACTGGGGAGTTACCCAGACGTGTCTTCTTTTAGGTAGAAAAATAGTAGGTAAATGTATGATGGGATCTACAGCCAATAAGCTACAAGATGGTGGGGCTGAGTTCAAGGATATATTCTACGACTCTAGTGTTGAGGATAAAGATTTAAACGGTAGAACTAAGAGTGGTTTGTATAAGCTATTCATACCAGCATACGACAACCTAGAAGGGTTTATTGACGAGTATGGACACTCTGTAATAGATACACCAGAGAAGCCTGTTATGGGTGTTGATGAGATACTTGTCGATGTAGGTGCTAAGGATTACATGCAGAATAGAAGGGAAGCTTTAAAGAATGATACGACAGCGTTATCAGAATTTAAAAGACAATTCCCATTTAATATAGAAGAGGCTTTCAGGAATGATACTCAAAGTTGTATCTTTGACGTAGAAAGGATCTATCAACAGATGGATTACAACGAAGTTAACAAGGTAGCTACTACAAGGGGTGAGTTTATATGGAAGGGTGGAAACAGAGATAGCGAAGTTATTTGGGTACCACACAGAAAAGGAAAGTGGGAGATTAGTTGGGTCCCAGAAGCTGGAGAGCAGAATGTTATCTCTTCTAGATTCAACAGGAAATTCCCTGGAAGGTCCGATAACTTGGTTGCAGGGTGTGACCCTTATGACCATGACACCACTACTGATGGTAGGAGATCTGACGCAGCTGCTCATGTATTCCATAAGTTCAGTATGTCAAGTGATGCGTCTATGCAGTTTGTATGTGAGTACATTAATAGACCACCTAAGTCGGAGATATTCTACGAGGACATGATTAAGATGTGTGTCTTCTACGGTTGTCAGATACTGGTAGAGAACAACAAGGTGGGTATACTTAAGTACTTCGAGAATAGAGGTTACTATGAGTACCTAATGGATAGGCCAGAGATGACTCATACTGAGTGGAGTAAGGGTAAGCAAAAGACGAAGGGTATCCCTGGTTCTGGAGCTGCAGTTATAAACGCTCAAGCTGAGGCTATAGCTACATACGTGTACGACCACGTAGGAATACTTCCTGAGACGGGAGAGATGGGAAGGTGTTATTTCAATACCCTCCTTGATGATTGGAGTAGATTCGAGATAGATAATAGAACTAAGTATGATGCGAGTATATCCTCATCTTTAGCTTTACTAGCTTCTCAGAAATATATAAAACCAAAGCAAGAATTAAAAATTTCATCACCTTTAGTTAAGAAGTATAACAATAAGGGGATGTTTAGTAAAAAACTAAGATAGATATGCTTAACAAGAAACAAGAATCAAATGGCTACCCATCTCCTTTGTCTACGAACGAAGAGAAAGCATCGAAGGCTTATGGTTTAAATTATTTCAGAACCATGTACTACGAGTGGCATAACAACAGTGATGCTTACTTTAGAGATAAAAAGCTAAGGTACTCTAGAAATAGAAGTTACGCTGAGGGTAATCAGGACGTTGGCAAGTATAAGGATCTTATGGATGCTGAGGGAGACACGTCTTACCTTAACATTGACTGGACTCCTGTATCTATCGTACCTAAGTTTGTTGACGTTATTGTTAACGGGATGGTAAACCAGGAGTACGACATTAAGGCTCAATCTATTGACCCTGTTGCAGCAAACAAAAGGTTAGAGAAGAAGAAGAAGATGTATGGCGAGATGCTATCCAAAGACTTCTTAAATAACTTAGAGGATGAGACTGGTGTACCATTATCTCCTACTGGGTTTGTGGCTGAGAGTTCTGAAGAGGTTGAGATGTTTATGGCACTTAACTATAAGCAGAACGTTGAGATAGCTTTAGAAAAGGCTATCGAGTATACTTTAGATATAAACGATTACTCTGAGGTTAAGAGGTACATGATTCGTGACTTAGTTGTCTTAGGAATCTGTGCAGCTAAGACTGACCTATCTGCATCTAGCGGTGTTAAGATACGTCACGTAGACCCAGCAAACCTTATTACCTCTTTCTCTTCTAGTTCTGACTATAAGAACATTAAGCACGCAGGAGAGGTTTACTCAATGACTATAGCTGATTTAAAGCAGCAGGCAGGTGATGAGTTTAGTGAGGAAGATTATATTAATATAGCTAACGAGTACGCAGGGAAGAATAACAACCCTATGAACTTTAACACTTCAGCTAGTTACGATAACGGTGATAACTCTTACGATTACGATAAGTTCAGTATTAACATACTAGATGCTGAGTTTATTACAAGTCACGAGTTAAAATACGAGAAAAAAGATAACACTAAGGGTGGTTACTCTGTAAATAAGAAAGCATCCAACTATAAGCAACCTAAAAATTCTAAGACAAATAGAGAAGCTATTAGTTCTACGATAAAGGTTGTATATAAAGGGAAGTACATAATAGGTTCAGACTACGTATTCAATTACGGTCTTATGAAGGATATGCCTAGGAAGAAGTCAGCTCTATCTGAGACTAACTTATCTTATATCATATACCAACCTAACCTATATAAAATGAAGAGTCGTTCTTTAGTAGATAGAATGGTTCCTTTTGCTGATCAAATTCAACTAGCTCACCTTAAGATTCAACACGTACTTGCTAAGGCGAGACCAAAGGGTGCTGCGTTTGAGGTAGGTTCTTTAGAGAACGTATCTAAGGGTGACGGTGGTACGTTTACCCCAATGGAGTTACAAGAGATTTACGATCAGACAGGTAACATCTATTACAGACGTATAGACGATGAAGGTCAAATGACTGGAGCTATGCCAATACAAGAACTAGAGAATGGTATAGGTAAAGACTTCGGTACTCTTATCGGGGTGTACAACCATAACATGCAGATGATTCGTGACGTTACAGGTATTAACGAGGCACGTGACGCATCTAAACCATCTAGTGAGGCTTTGGTAGGTGTTCAGAAACTTTCTCTCTTAGCGTCCAACAATGCTACAAGAGATATTAATGATGCTTACCTTAACGTAACTAATAGAGTATCTAAGAGTATTACTATAAGAATGCAAGACTTAGTAAACTTTAAAGGTCTTCACAGTATGTACGCTAATGTTATTGGTGAGACAGCTATGGAATCTATAGACATGATGAAGAAGCTATCCATCCATGAGTTTGGTATTACCTTAGAGGTTGCACCTAACGAGGAGGAGAAGCAAATGATGGAACAAAACATTCAGGTATCTTTAGCTCAGAAGGAGTTAAGGCTAGAGGATGCTATCATGATTCGTACAGTTAGAAACGTGAAGATGGCTAATCAGATGCTTATCCTAAGAAGGAAAAAGTACCAAGCAGAGATACAAGACCAATCGAAACAAGCTTCAGAGCAGAACGCTCAGTTACAGCAGCAGTCAGCACAGCAGGCAGCACAACTTAAGCAAGAGAGTCTACAGGCAGAGATGCAGATAGAAGGAGCTAGAGTTCAGGCTAAGAGTCAGGCAGATATGCAACTGAAACAGTTAGACTACCAACTTAAAGAACAGTTCGAGCAGGCTCAACACCAGAGAAGGTTAAGAGAGATTGAACTTGGTAACTTAGGTAAGGAGGGTGCAGCTTCATTACAAGGCGGTGTTCGTAAAGAGGTTCAGCAACAGTCTGCTATAAACCAATCTCAGATGATAGAACAGAGAGATGGGAAGAGAGGACCTCTAGGTGAGGAATCAAAAGAAGTTCCTCAATAAATTGGCCTTTTAATAAAAAAGGTTATATTTGCGAAATACGAATAAGTAAATTTAAGAAAAGATGGATATAAGAGACGAGTTAGTAAAACAGTTTGGAGGTGAGGTAGTTCAACCACAAACACAAGGAAATATCGTTGACTTAACTGGTGATGAAAACCAAGCAGTTGAGTCAGAGCAACCTATAAACGAGGAGCGATCTGACATTATAGACTTGACAGGAGAGAGTTCTTTAAATATTGAGGAGACCAATGTTGATGAAAATCAAGGTGGTCAACAAGAGGAGTACGAAGGAATCAGTGACGAACAAATCTTTCAACACCTTAGCGATAAGCTTGGGCGAGAGTTTACGTCTTATGATGATTTTGACACTACCAGTGAGACAACAGAAAATAATGACTTTGCAAGCGAGCAGCTACAGGTTATTAATGACTACGTTAGAGACACAGGTAGAAGCGTTCAAGATTACCTAAACACTCAGACTGTTGATTTAACTGACGTGTCTGATGGAGCAGTAATGAAGGAGTATCTACGAGTAGAGAATCCAAGCTTAACTGAAGCTGAGTTAAGTGACTACATTGCAGCAACATACAAAACAGACTCTGAGGAGTACACCACGAGGGACACCAACGCAGGGAAGGTTCAACTTACGAAGGACGCTAGAACTGCCAGAGATTACTTTAATCAGATTAAAGAGGATTACGCCATGCCAATGGAGGCAGGAGCAGATCCTGGAGTGTCTGAGGAAGAGAGAGGGGAATGGTTGAATGAAATGGAGGTAGAGGTTAATGACCTTGAAGGTTTATCTTTCTCTATGAATGACCAAGGCGAAGAGTTTACTTACAATCTAGATGACGATGCTCGTCAGGAGATTAAGGGCTACAACTCTGACCTAGAGAACTTTTTCGACAAGTATGTAAGCGAAGGCGGAGACTGGAACTTTGACGCTCTGAATACAGATATGTACATCCTGAACAACATCGACAAGATCGTTAGGGGTGTCGCTAATCAGTACAGAAGCAAAGGGACAGAGAGCGTAATCAATGAGATTAAGAACCCATCGTTTGTCCAAGACAAGCAGGGTACACCTCAAAGACAAGAGTCAACTCTCGACATGTTGAGAAAACAAATTCTTGGTTAAAAAACAAAATTAATTTTCATTTTAAAATAAAACAAAATGGCAAACGTAGGTTTAGGTACTAACATGGTGGCAACACCATCAAGTGCCGCAGTAGCTACTACTAGTAATTATGTGAGTTCTGCTCACCTTATTGCTTCTGGAGATACTTCAGCAGCTTTTCATTCACGAGATGTAGATGAGCAACTAGTAAAAAGATACGGTAATCAAGGTATTACTGGATTAATGGAACTAATGGGTTCTAAAAAAGAAACAAAAGCTAAGACTTTTGAGCACTACGAAGAAACACTTCTTCATAATTCCTTTACTGGATCTTTCCATGCGTCTAATGGTACTTTAACTATAGCTTCAGGAGATAGAGATGGTTTAGGAAATACAGCACTTAGAGAGGGCGATCTATTGATCGGTAATACAGGTGTAATGTACTACGTAGCAGAAGCTATGGTACAACCAGATTATGCTGCCATCTGTAAGGAGATGGATGGTTCTTTAGCTGTAGGTGCAGATACAACCTTCGCTATTGTAGGTAATGCTCACGCAGAGCAATCTGATCAACCAACAGGTATTACTCCATCTGTACACCACTACTCTAATAAGTGTCAGATCATTAAGGAATCATTTGTAGTTTCAGGTTCTGAGGCAACTAACGCAGTTTATGTGAAGGTTAACTCTCCAGAAAGCGGAACAGGATACCTTTGGTATTTACAAGGTGAAGCTGATACTCACCAACGTTTCTTAGATTATTCTGAACTTGCAATGATTGTAGGTGAAGCTGGTGATGGTACATTATCAAACGTAGACTCTGATACTGATGGTTCAGGTGCTGCAACTGGTGTGACAACAACAGAAGGTCTTTTACCTTTCATTGAGAATAAAGGTCAAACTATGGACTTAGGTTCTTCAGCAATTACAATGGCTGACTTTGATGCTGCTGTTAAGTCTTTAGACAAGTACAGAGGAGCAAAAGAGATGGCTCTTTACGCTGGTATTAACTTATCGTTAGATATTGATGACTTATTAGCATCTCAAGGAGCTTACGCTGCAGGTGGAGCTAACTATGGTACTTTCGCTAACAATAAAGATATGGCGTTGAACTTAGGTTTTAACTCGTTCTCTCGTGGTGGTTACACTTTCCACAAGAAGACTTATGACTTATTCAACCGTCCTGATTTATTAGGAGCTGCTGGATTCAACTACAATGGTTTCGGAATGTGTATCCCTATGGATTCTCAAAAAGATGCTAAGTCTGGAGCTAAGATTCCTTCGTTACGTATGCGTTATAAAGCTGCTAACGGGTACTCTCGTGAGATGGAACACTGGTTAACTGGTGGAGCTGTTCTTCAAAATAAGACTAACGGTTTAGATGAGTTACGTTGTAACTACAGAACTGAACGTGGTTTTGAAGGGTTTGCACCAAACCGTTTCTTATTGTTCAAAAAATCATAATTAAAAATCTAGATTAAAGGAAGGGGGATAATCCTCCTTCTTAAATCTTTTAAACTTTATAGAAAATGAAATACTTAATGTTTATTGACGCTGCTGATACTGCATCAGTATATCCATCAGCTTCTTTGTTAGCCATGACTATAGCCGCTGACGGTCAGTTATTGCTAAAATTCAAAAGCTCTATTGGTGGTGGTACTGGTGCTGAACACGATTCAGTTGCCTTAACTATCGTTGCTGATACTGAGAAAGTAGTAATGAGTAATATTATAGCTGCTATAGCTGACGATGTTAAAGGTCGTGAGTTAGTGGTTGTAAGAGATGATATTGCCTTAGAGGGTATTGCTGGAGTCTCTTCTATTGTTATTACTTTAGATTCATAGTAGCTAATACCTACTAATTATATTACTGGAGGGGGCTTTGTTCCCCTCCTTTTATAACTTCAAGTTAATTTTAGACAATTATTATGACATCAAAACACACAACAGCAAGGAAGGCTGTAACACCTCCACAACCTACTAAGGTCGTAGCTCAAGCTCCCTTAATGGAAAAGAAATTCACACCTCAATTTTCTAACAGAGAGCAAGAATACAAGGCTACTGTATATCATTTAAAATCTAAAGCAAAAAAAAGGAATGGTATGCCTCAATACCCTGTAGTTTCTTTATTGAAAGCTGAAGATATTATATTTGACCCTGAGACAGGAGAGAATAGAAAGATTAGATACGTACCTGGAGAGGCTTCTATATTTGTAGATGACCACCCAGACACAGCTAAGATGA